AACTGTCTTTGAAACTTGATCATATAGAAGTATAGTTCCATTAGCTTAAGTAAAGATTTAAGTTTAGAAGTACCTCTAAAAATAGATTCATCATTTTCAGCCATTACATGTATGATTTCTTCAGGAGCAAACTGAATAGTATCTGCTTTTCTAGTTTGTTTTCTACCAGTAAAAAAATTATCAGATGCTTGTTGATTAGCTATCAAATAGTTATAATGATTTACAAAAGTAACAGGATCAGGTACTACTTCTACGTCATTTGCAGGTAGTAAATAAATATCATTACCATCATAATAAAAGAAAGCATTACCATCTAACATAAAATCTAAAAAAGCTCTTCTAAAGAATCTTACTCTATCTTCAAAAGGATTAGGTTTTATATTAAGTAGTTTATTTACTTTTTTAGCAGGACTTTGACCTTCAACTATAAAAGGTATTTCTGCACAAGAATTAATAATCATCTCAACAGAACGATGAACAACTTCAATTTCTCTATAAGCTTGTTCAAAATCTACAATCGTTTCTGGAGAAGCGTACGGTGATAAAGCAGCAATAGACGGCTGTGCTGGATTAAGCTTTTCAGCTATCCATTCTCTAAAACCCATTTTATTATCTGCCATTTTTTGTCCTTTGTATATCTAACCAGTTTTTTATTTTAGGTGCTAAATGGTTAGAGTAAGTCTGTCCGTATAGTGAGTGTAACTGTTTATGGTGTGTAGAACATAAAGTAAATAAATTTTTATGACTCAGATCATCTTCACAATCTTTTGCAAAAATAACTCTCAATTCTTTAATTTTTTCAACACTAGTTACATTTTTTATGCTATTCTTATCACACCATTTACCGAACAATTCACTTACACTGTATAAATGATGCAGCTCTAATTTAGTTTTAGTACCACAGATATAGCAATCTTCTCTAGTTTTATAATCTTTCTTAATATAGTCTCTTATGTACTTAATAGGAAATCTTTTTAAATTGCTCAACTACTTGCCACCTCATGTTATAATGTTCTGTATCTGTATTTAATCCCACATCATCTTCTGGTAAGTTTAACACTTTACCGCCAACCGTGTCAAGATATTTTAAATTTAAATACTTTTTAAGTAAATAGGATATGATTATATCATCGCCTCTTTTAGGGTATCCTATTTTATCTATATCTTTTTTTAGTAAATCTAAAGCAGACTGCTTAATTAAAGTTATAGCACCTACTATAAAATCTACTTTAGAATCTTCATTCCAGTGATCAGTTAATTCTTGATATGAATTAGAAGATGATACTCCTGACTTTCCATATACACCTACTATTGGTAATTGTTTATCATACATTTTTTTAACTAGACTAGGATGAGGCATTAAATCATCATCTACTATTAGTTTATAAGGTTCATCATAATCAAAACAACGCACCCATCTTTCCATACACAGCCAATTTTTTTCATTATTTATGACATCTATACCATTACCTAAATAAGGAAAAGGATTATCAGGATTATTATTTACTACAGTTACAGGCATTATGGTCTTATAAGTGCTTGCAATATTTAATACATTTTCTTGTCTTTTATAATTTAATATTATTAATCGCATATTATCCATAGATAGATACACCACTCATTTTAGAATGAGTATATATAGCATATCTTACGGAATCACTAGGATGAGAAGTCCAATCATGGATTGGTTTAGGATTTTCTGTATTAGGATTCCATCTATAAGAACTCATAGCAGAGTACGTATGTTTTCCTCCCATAGTATCAAAGTATAGATTATCATTTTCTATTAGTGATTGTAAACAAGCTATACCATCATTAACAGACTTAATAGCATTCTCACAATATATATCATAATCATAAGCAAAGTCAGCTTTTACTTGTTGTGCTGCTGAGTCTATATAGATAGTTTCTATATTCCATCTATCTATCTGTTCTTGTATTGCAGAAGCTAACTCAGAAGTAGTAGATTCTTTAGATATATACTCATCAAGAATATAATAGGATGTACCGTCATAGCCTATAACAACAAATACATTCTCATCTCTGTACCCAACATCGAGTCCTGCAATAATCTCGATGTATCTATTCTCTGCATAATCATCAATATGTTTTGTTTCATCTAAATACTCATATATCTGTGCTTCTGTAGTAGTCCATTCACATTCATACTCTTGGGCAAATAATGCTCTTGTAGAAGTTCTTTTAGCTTCCATAACATCTTTTTCAGATAATAAAGGATTAGCTCTCCAAGTATGGATAGAAGAACCCCATTCATCATACTCATCGTCTTTACCTCTCATAAAGTAATCATATAGATAATTACCTTTACCACGTGGCGTAGAGATCCACAAACATCTAGAATCTTTAAACGTAGATAATGCAGGACGTAAGTCACGAGTAAAATATTCATCATGAGGTATAATCGCGGCCTCGTCTACAATTAGTAGATTAGCGGCACGACCAACTAACGAATCTCTATTATTTGCTGATAGTAGTCTAAAAATAGATCCATTGATAAGTTTAACTACTTTATCTTTCTGATTAAACTTATCTACTTCAAGTTCCATANTTTTAATCAGATCAGTAACATAATCCCAAATAATAGAAGATAGTGANAAGTTAGGAGCAACCACCATAACCTGTTGACCAGGTTCTAGTAATTTAGCAAATGCAATAATAGCAGCAGAATATGATTTACCAGTACGACGTGCCGCTACATGTACAAAAAATCTATTTTCTTCTAATCCTAGTAACATAGCTTTTTGAGACTCATTAAAAACTACAGACTGAGGAAGTCTACTACATAACTTATCTACATTAATTTTAAAAAATTTATCATTCATTTAGGTAACATATTATATAGTACAGAAAAAAGAGTTACTAGCCCTGCCATAACGCCGCCAGCCCATAGTAAGGTGTGTAATGAAGTTTTACCTTTAGTAGCTAGTTCTTGTACATCATTTAATTTTAAGTGTATAACTCTCAATTCTTTAGATATAGCATCCATATTTTCCATAATAATCTTATGTCTAACCTCGCACACGGCTTCGTGCGAATAAATATTCGCTTTGTTAGTTTGGGAACGTTCGTGTAAAATATCTAATTCTGCTTGCACTTGATCTAACTCTCTTATGTTGTCCGGCATAATTACTCCACATTATACTTTTTACTCTACATATTTTATGTCACTAGCATACCATGTAGTAATAGTATATCTTTTTGAATTTCTAACTTCTTTTACTCCATGAAAATAATCATCTGTAGAGGGAAAAATAACCTGTGAACCCATTTCAGGTTTTATTGCTATGTCCCACTGAGGAAAATAAATTTCTCCTCCTTCATAATCATCGTTTATATAAAAAATACCAGAGTAAGTTCTATAAGTATCAGTATAGCTACTCCAAAATTTTTGATTAGACTTATTATTATCAGCAGTTGGAGAAAAATCTGAATGGCAGTCCATATCTTCACCTATCTCCCATCTTACTAATTGTGTATTCTCTGGATAACTATACTCTCCATAATAATCTAAAACTGATTTTTGTCCACTAAATCTTACGGTATTTAATGCATGCTCAACTTGTGCAAATGGGTCCCCCATTTTTTTGTGTAGAGAATTATACCATATAGTTTTTTCTCCTTCTTTAAAAGCTATAGGATCTGTATCAATAAAGTTATGTAACTTAAGACACGTATCCCTATTAAGAACGCCTTTAATTTCTATAGGTGGTTTATTCTGCATAATATTCTTGTCCTGCATACCATATTGCTATACTATATCTATTTATATTTTTAACTTCTTTTACACCATGTACATATTCATCGTTTGAGGGAAAAATAACTAAGGAACCTGCTTTAGGTTTTATCTCAATACCCCAATTAGGAAAATATATCTCTCCACCATCGTAATCATCGTTTATATAAAATATAGCAGAATAAGTTCTATATTTAGTAGGATGATCTATTCCTTTTTTCTCTTCTAACCCGTTACCTTCTGTCCAAGAATTATCTGAGTGTACACTCATACTATCACCAGGCAACCATTTTACTAATTCTGTATTTTCTGGATAACTATATTCTTCATAGTAGTCTAAAATTGATTTTTGAGCAATAAATCTTGATACATTTAAAACTCTCTCTAGTTGTCCAAAAGGATCAGGCATAGTTCTGTGCAGATTCTTTAATGGAATTGTTTTATCTTTAAACATACCTATAACTTGGTTGTCATTAATAAAAGCAGCTGGATTAGAATCAGCAAAATTATACAACCAAGTGCAAGTGTCTATATTTAAAGCATCTACAATTTCTACAGGAGGCTTAGACATGGTAACTCCTATTGTAAATTAGCTGGATGCGCCATACCAGGTATATTACCAGATACAACAGGTGGATTGTCGGCATCATCATTAGCTTTAGCATGCGCTTCATGCATTTGCTTAATAAACTCTGCACGATCTGCACCAAAGTAAAACTCAGCAGTAATAGGAACCTCAATCCTAGAGCCATCTTCTCTCATAAAGTAACGTGACTGACCTGACGACATCAAATCATCTTCAACCACTTTAGTAATAGTTTTTTTAAACGTCTGGCCTTGCAACCTATATTGAACTTTAAACGATAACATTTTCCCCTCCGTTAACAGTTATGTTTTAATTATATAGTTAACAACACTACTTGGCAAGGTTGTTGTTAAAGCAGGAATACTTAGTGCAGGCACAGTAAGTCCTGGGACTGTTAAGCCAGGAACTGATAGTCCAGGAACAGTAAGTGCTGGCACAGTAAGTCCTGGGACTGATAAGCCAGGAACTGCAAGTCCTGGAACAGTATGTGTGTGACCTGCAACAGAAAGTGAAGGAATACTTAATCCAGGAACTGTTAGTGCTGGAATAGTATGTGTATGCGAAGCGTTAGTTACTGCAGTAGCTGCTGAAGCTTGTGATGAGTCTTTTGCTGAAGTAGCAAAAGTAGCTGTTGTAACACTAAGAGAGTTAGTAGTAGCACCTGTAGTAGCATCATCATTTGTGTTGCTAGCACCTGTTGTTCCTGTTCCTGTTGTAGAAGTGCTAGACCCAGAAGTACCAGTTCCTGTGGTACCTGTGCCGGTAGTGCCGGTTCCTGAGGTTCCTGTACCTGTATTTCCTGTTCCAGTTGTGCCTGTTCCGGTTGTTCCTGTTCCAGAAGTGCCGGTTCCTGTATTAGAAGTTGCATTAGTAATTACACTAGAAGCAGCGGCAGAAGCTGTCTCAGTTCCTAAAGTACTATTATTAGAACCTTTACCCAAGGGAACTCTGTCCCTTAAATCAGGAAGACCAAATGTAGAAGACCCATCACCTGTGCCATATGCAGTTCCGATTACTGCAAATAGTCTTGCGTAAGTAGATCTACTTACGTTAGACCCGTCACACAACAAAAATGCAGCTGTTGGTGCAGAAGCGCCTCCAAAAGGTAGAATAGCCCCAGAGGGTAAAATTTCAAAACCCCCTGCGGTAGATCCGTCATGAACTCTTAGACCTTCAGTCTGAGTATCATATGAGAGTTCGCCAGCAGCACCCGTAAACGAGTTATTCTGTGCGGTTGTACCTCTCCTAAGTTGTAGTGCTGTAGCCATTTATTGCTCCT